GTATATCCTAAGCATGCAAAGATGTTAAACTTCGGAAAGGGAGTCATATTAAAAGCAGGTCCTATGTTTATGGAACACAAACAATACTGGGGAAAACCAATGCCTGATTATGAGGTATTAAAAGAACTCACTGCAAGTATGATGGCACAAATTAAAGATCTACTCATGTATGACGACCCAACCGCATGAAGATTTAGAGGATTTAAATAAATGCTAACGATTGAGAAAAAGACAGGCACAAAGATTAAAGTAGGAATACCTAGAGCTCTCCATTTCTATAGATACTTTCCTTTTTGGAAAAAACTTCTTGAAGAGTTGGATGTGGAAATTATTCTTTCTACCAACACTAACAAGAAGGTTGTAGAAGAAGGTGTTACTCATGGCTTTGGGGAACTATGTATTCCCGTAAAAATCTATTATGGACATGTACTAAAATTAATTAGAGAAAATCCAGATTTGGATTATCTTTTTGTCCCCAGATATGTATCAGAAGTAAAAGAAGCCTATTTCTGTCCAAAATTTATCTCGTTGCCAGACATTATAAAAATCTTACCAAATACTCCAAAACTTTTAACTCTCGAAGTAAATATAAAAGAATTTCCAATTTCAGTATCTGCTATTACCCTCGCAAAACAATTAGGAAAATCCGAAACTAGGGGTTTAAATGCTTATAAAGAAGCTCAAAAATATTTTGATGAATATCATCAATTCTTACGAGATGGCGCTTCTGTAAATCATGCTTTACGATTGGTGGAAAGAAATCTTCCTTTTAAATTACCCAAGAAAAAGGGTAAAGGAGATATAAAGTTTTTACTACTTGGGCATGGCTATAATATTTTCGATACGTTTATTAATTTAAATTTCCAAAAAAAATTAGCAGATCAAAATATTGATGTCTTAACTATAGAAAATTTACCAGAAAGTGTGTTCAAAGAACCCGTCATCATTAACAAGCGGCTCAGGAACTACTGGATTCATGAGGAGGAAATAATGCAAAGCATAAGATATTTCCTTACTAAGGGGCGAAATGAAATTGATGGCGTAGTTTTTCTGATTAGTTTTGCTTGTGGACCTGATAGTCTTATTTCGGAACTAATCAAAAGAGATATGAAAGTCGTTGGACTCCCATTTTTAGAAATAACTATGGATGAGCATTCTGGCGAGGCTGGATTGTTAACGAGAATCGAGAGTTTCGTGGAAATGGTGAGAAGGAAAAAGAGAAAGCTCTTAGACTTAGAAGCTAAGAAAAAATCTGAAGTAGCTATTGAAGAAAAAGCTGATGATGAACCTACTGAAGTTAAAAAAGTTTCTAAAAAGAAAATATCTAAAAAAGGTTAACTAAAAAATGGCGCAGCCAAGTATAGTTATAGATGCTACTATCGGTGGTGTTAGTACTAACTCTATCTTAGCACTTGCTGAGACAGAAGAGTTAATACACCAGCACCCTTTTCATGATCAATGGGATCCCATAAGTGATGATGATATAAAACATGCTGCTATGATATGGGCTACGCGCATTATGAATCATTACGGGTGGAAGGGTGTTATAGATTCACAGACACAAGCACTATCATGGCCGCGTACTGAAGTTTATGATAAAGATAATCGTGAATATGCTAGTGATAGCTATCCTGAATGGTTACGTGTCGCTACTGCTGAATTAACTTTTTTTATAGCCATTGAAGATAGATTAACTGATACAGGTACAGAAGGTTTTAAAAAAATTAAAATAGGTCCTATTGATTTAGAGATTGATAAATATGATCGCCCTGATTGGATACCTAACTATATCTTACGTGCCATATCACCTTGGTTTGATGAAGTACCCTATCTTAGGACTTATAGAGCATAATGGGATTAGCAAACGCAATTAAAAAGATAGCTGCTAAACAGCTAAAAAACTTTGGTGTAGAAATCACTTTTACACAGGAAATAGAAGGTAGCTACGACTCTGTTAATGACGAAGATTTAACAGCTACTACACAAGTTTTTACTGGTTATGGATATACTGAAAATTATAGTAAATATAATCTTAATGGCACTACCATTAAAAAAGGTGATGTTAAATTAATGTTAGAAGCTACAAATATAATACCTTTAGTAGGTGCTGTAGCAAGTGTAAATGGTTTAGGTAATTTTGAGGTAATAGATGTAGAAAGTGTGTTTATTAATGAAGATATAGTTAACTATACATTACAATTAAGAAAATGAGTTTTAGCGAAGATATTAAAAAGTTTAATAGTAATACCACAAAGGCTGCTACTGAAATATTCCGTGGTTCTGCCTTAACGATTTTCGGTATGGTTGTTAAACTTACACCTGTAAAGAAAGGTACTTTACGTTCTAACTGGCAAGTAGGTATAAACAATGCTGCTACAGGTGAAGTAACAGATATAGATAGAGGCGGTAATAAAGCTATTAAGGCTATTAAAAATGATACTTTAAGTGCTAAGTTAGGTGATAAGATTTATTTAACTAATAACTTACCCTATGCTAAAGAGATAGAAAATGGCAACAGTAAACAAGCGCCACATGGAATGGTTAAAGTAGCTGTTGCAAGTTGGGAACATGTGGTAAATCAAAAGGCTAGAAATAAATGAGTGTTTTTGGTGACTTAGATAAGATGTTAGTAGCACACCTTAACTCTATGGTGGGTCTACCTTCTGTAGCATGGGAAAATAAAGATTTTGATCCAGTACACGGAAACATTTATTTAAGACCTACGTTATTAGCTGGTGAAGTGTATCAGGCTTCATTAGGCGAGAATGGTACTGATGGTAATTTGGGAATCTATCAGATAGATATTTTTATTGAATCTGGTAAAGGTAGAAGTGAAGCGGTAAATATGGCTGATATTATATCCAATCATTTTAAACGTGGAACTTATTTAACTTATAATGGCCGTACTTTAAGAACTAAAAATGTTAGTAGACGAGTAGGCACAAATAATGGTGATGGGTGGTATCAAATACCAGTTATTATTAATTACATAGCATTTACAACTGCGAGGATATAAAAATGGCTGCTACAGGTACAGGTTCAGGTCATAGCATGGCGATAATTCCAGAAGCATCTTATGGTGTTACACCGGCTACACCAGCTTTTAAAGACATACGCCATGTTAGTACATCACTAGGCTTATCTAAAACAGGTATTGAATCTGCTGAAATTAGTGGTGATAGACAGATTAAGCATTATCGTCACGGTAATAAAACTGTAGGTGGTGATATCGGTATAGAACTTTCTTTCAGTACTTTTGATGATTTATTAGAAGCTGCTTTAGGTGGTGCGTGGGATGCTGATGTACCTGCTATAGGTATTGATCAATTAGAAGTAGGTTCAGCACGTAGAAGTTTTACTATTGAACGTAAATTCAGTAATTTAGATGTGCCTGAGTATTACAGATACCGAGGCTGTGAAGTTAACAGTTTTAACTTATCAGTAGCACCAGACGCTATTATTACTGGTTCATTTAATATAATGGCAAAAGATCAAGATACACCTGATACAGCTATTATAGCCGGTGCCACTTATGCAGCACCTACAATTACAGAACCTTTTGATAGTTTTAGCGGTGTTATTACTGAAGGTGGTAGTGCCATAGCTGTAGTTACTTCAATAGATTTAACATTAGAGAATGGTTTAAATCCTTTATTTGTTATAGGTTCAGACGTAACAGAGTTACCTAGTATTGGTAAGAGTCGTGTAACTGGTACTGTAGGTTTATTCTTTCAGGATTCATCACTAGTTAATAAATTTATTAGTGAGACTGCATCTAATTTAGTATTTACTTTAGTAGATCCTGATGGTAATGCTTATGATTTTACTTTACCTAATATTAAATATACAGGTGGTCAACCTGATGTATCTGGTGAAGGTGAAGTTACTATTAGTATGCCATTTCAAGCACTGTATGATTCTACTGAAGGTTCTAACCTAACTATTGAACGTACACCAATTTAATTAATAACTAAAAGGTAATTTATAATATGAACATTGAAGAACTCTATACTAAAGAGCTTCACGAAAAAGGTTCTGAAATGCAAGTTATAGATAAGTTTGGTAAAAAACTAAGCATGTTTATAACTTTGCAAGGTACTGATTCTGCTGCTTTTCGTAAGGCTAAAATAAAAATGAGTAGAGCAGTACTTAAAGACCCTACTGGTGATAATGAAGAAAGGCGTGCAGAAGCATTAGCTGAAATTTCTACAGGGTGGCGTGGTTTTAAAGACGGTAAGAAAAATTTAAAATTCACTAAGAAATTAATTAAAGGTTTATATGTTAATGCACCTTACATTATGGATCAGGCAGATTCATATATTAATAGACAAGTAAATTTTACCAAAGGCTAACTAATTCTATTTTAGAATTTGTAAAATGGACAGCACACGCAAACGGATTTGATAAAGGTGCTAAAGTTAGCCGGTTAAAACAATGGGAACACTTAAAGAAAAAACATAATATAATACCTGAAGGTTTAGCTGATAAACCTGAGTTAGATGAAAATTTAATGTACCTATGGGAATTGTATATAGAAATTAGAAGGGGATGCAAAGAAGTAAGTTACAGTGAAGTTGAATCGTTTATTAAGTTAATAGGTATTCAGCTATCATCATGGGAAGTTTCTCTAATGCTGCAAATTGACGAGGTTTGGAATAAGTACAATGGCTGAAGATATTGCAGTATTAGGTATTAAAGTTCTATCTGATGATATTGTCAAAGCTACTAAACGCTTAGACAAGTTAGAAAAAGAATCTAAATCCACAGAAAAACAAAATAAAAAAACTACGGCATCTTTTAAAGGCATGGGTGCCGCTATAGGTGGCTTAGGTTTAGGTTTAGCATTTAAAAACATAATAAGTTTAGCTATAGAACAAGAACGTGTAGTTAAACAAGTAGATGCTGCTATAAAATCTACAGGTGGTGCAGCAGGTTTCACTACTGAAGAACTACAAAAAATGGCCGCTGGCTTTCAAGATGTTACTAACTATGGTGATGAATCTATACTTAGTATGCAATCTGTTTTACTTACCTTTACTAATTTAAAAGACGATGTATTCCCTGCTACTACTGAAGCAGTATTAAATCTATCTGAACGTATGGGTACAGATTTACAATCCTCCGCTATTCAATTAGGTAAGGCTTTAAATGACCCTATAAAAAATCTATCTGCTTTAAGTCGTGCTGGTATTCAATTTACAGACGATCAAAAAGATGTAATAAAAGGTTTATGGGAAACTGGTCAACAGGCAGAAGCACAGAGAATAATTTTAGCAGAGTTAGAAGTACAATTTGGTGGTAGTGCTGTAGCTGCACGTGATACTTTTGGCGGCGCATTAAAATCATTAGGTAATGCCTTTGGGGATTTATTGGAAGGTGATGGTGGTAACTTAAACGATGCTAAAGGTGCTATAGAAGAACTAACTTTAATAATGCAAGATGAAGGTACTAAAGCTGCTTTTGGGTCTATAGTAACTTTAGTAGTTGGTATAACTACTGCACTTGCTACTATGATAGGTAAATTAAGTTCAGGTGGTAAGCATTTAGGGGAATTCTTAGCTAATGCTTTAGCTGAAGAAACTACCAGTGATAGAGTAGATGATATAAATGAAAGGCTTAAAGTATTAGCCGGAGTAATGAGCCAGACTATTAACGCGCCGCAAGGTACGCGAATGGCTAAACAGTTTGCTAAAGCACGTGAAGATGTTATTAGGCTTACTGCTGAATTAAATGAATTAGGCGGTGGTGTTACTTTTGTTGGTGAAGTTACTGATGGTGGTGATGTTGCTGGTAGAGCTGACCCAGTTTTAACAAAACAAATAGAGTTAGATTTAATAGCAGAAAAAGAAATGGATGCTGCTTTAGATCGTGCAGTACGTGAACAAGAAGAAATGGAAAGGTTAAGCGATTATAATGATCAAAAATTAGCCGTTCAAATGGATTACTATGATCGTTTATATAACTTAGAAGCAGGTTCACAAGAAGCGGCTTTAGCATTTACAGAAAGTCTAAGAATGAGTGATACTAAAGGTGCGTTACAAAATGGTGCTTTGATGTTAGCTAACGCTGCTAAAACTAATAAAGCTGCTTTTGAATTACAAAAAGGGTCTGCTTTAGCTAATGCTGTAGTTACTTTACCAAGTGCTGTTATGAAATCTTTTGATAATGGCGGTGGTTATCCATTTGGTTTAATCCCTGCTGGTTTAATGCTTAAAGCAGGTACAGATCAAATTAACTCTATTAAAAACTCATCTTTTGGTGGTGGTGGTGGTGCACCTTCTATTTCTGGTGGTGGTTCTACTTCACCTTCATCACCTGTAGCAAGTGGTTTACCTGCTGGTACTACTGCTTTACCTGATAGAGGTGAAGAACCACGTGCTGGTGTAACTAACATTGCTTTAGTAGGACAAGATAAAACATTTACTGGTGAACAAATAGATGCTATTTTTGAGGAAATATCAGACGCACTAGAAAGAGGTGATAGAGTGTTATTTAGTTCAGATAGTCGGCAAGCCTTGGAGCTGTCAGCATGAGTGCCTATAGTTATACTGCTAATAGAAACTTCATACCAACAGATTTATCGATCACTGCTATAGATATTTCTATACTTGCTTCAGATGATTCTTTTAATTCTGCTGGTGGTGATTTTGCAGGGCTTATTTCTGGTTACTGGGTTTTAGTTTCTGGCTCTGCTGTTGATGATGGTTGGCATCAATTATTAGTCGATTCTACTTCTGGAAAGATAACAACTACATCTACACTTACTGATGAAACTGCTGGTTCTAGTATTACTATCATAGGTTATAAGCATGGCTTAAACGAAGTGTATGATTTAGAGATTTACTCTCAAATATTAAACCCAATTTATAAATCAAAAACTAAAAAATCTGAATCACTTAGTGGTGTTGTAGAAACTTTACTTTTAAATGAAATAGAATACTGGGATATTACAACGGGTGAAATCACAGAAGCAGAATTACCTTACTGGTTAGAGTTTTTTAGCTCTGTTAAAGCAGGTGAAGTGTTTAGTTTTGATCCTTATGGTACTATTGCATTACCTGATAATGTTAAAACATGTATCATTGAAGGGGATCAAGATATAAGCCGTATTGAAACTTCTGATGGTTATTACATTTCATTTAAGGTGCGTACTACATGAGGGTAGGAACTGAAAATTTTGAAGTAAATAATTCCTCGCTATCAAAAGTTCCGCGTTATGTTGTAGTGCAGGCTTATGATGATGAAGCTACTGATTTAATTTACTTCACTTCACATCCTAGCTGTGAAACTCCTGTAGGTGTTGTTGTTATTTCTTCTGTTATAGAAGGGTTAAGTGTAACTAGCCAAAGTATGCGGCCAGAAAAAGCACAGGCATCTATAGGTAAAGCTTCTTATACTTTGGTTGATAAAGATAATCAGATAAGAACACTACACGCTACTAAATTAGCTTCTGGCAAAAGTTTAAAATCAAAACGTACAGCATTTTACATGGGTTATGAGGGCGATAGCTGGGATGATTACCAACTTGTACAGACTCAAATAGTAGATGAAGTTAATTACACAGATACAAAATATGTACATAACTGTTCAGATGTACAAAGATTAGAACGTAAAGATATTTTTATATTATCACGTACTACACTTGCTGCTTCTCTTTTAATTGATGAGACAACAATTCAGGTATATGATACATCAGTTTTTGAAATGGTTGCTCATGGTTCTAGTTACTCAGATGCACCTAATACTACTGTCGGTTATGTAAAAATCGCAGATGAAGTAATTAGATACACTGGTAAAACTTCTACTACTTTTACAGGTTGTGTAAGAGGTAGTTTAGGTACTAAAGAAGTAGATCATGTTATTAATCTATTAGCTTCAGCAGATAGAAGGACTGAAGTTAAAGAACATATTTATTTAGAAATGCCTATAGCAAAACTTATGTATGCTTTGCTTACTGGAAGTTTATATAATCAAGCGTCTAGCTTACCTAATAACTGGCACTTAAATATAGACACAACATTTATTAAAACTTCTGATTTTATAAACATTGGTGTAGATTTTTGGAACACTAATGATGATGAAGTAGGATTAATCACAAGATTTGAAGGTCTTAGTAAAACTGATGGTAAGAAGTTTATAGAAAAAGAATTAAATCTTTTGGTAGCCTGTTTCAATCCTATATATACTGATGGTTCATTAGGTCTTAAAAGAGCAGTTCACATTATTAGTGATTCTGCACCATCTATTATACTAGATGAATCAAATATAGTTTCATTTGGTAATTTAACACATGATATGTTATCTGTTAAAAACGATTTGGCAATACAATGGAATTATGACTCTGTAAAAGAAACGTACACAAGAAAACATGTGCTATATGACTCAAACAGTATCACTACTTACGGACAATCTAAACAACTTGTTTTAAAATTTCGTGGCTTACATGGTTCTATACATACTATTAAAACAATAGAAAAAGTGTTTGATAGATTGCGTGATAGATTTGTATCACCACCATTGCATTTAACTGTTAAAACTTTATTTAGTAAAAATGCTATAGAAGTAGGTGATGTAGTTCGTGTAAAGTTAGAGGCATTACAAGATTATAACACTGACACAACACTTGATCGCTCTTTTGAAGTGCAGAAAGTTAGTGTTGATTGGGTTAATGGTACAGTAAACTTATCTTTATTTGGGTCTGCTGCAAAAGCAGGAACAATAGAACGTAGTGGTACATCTACTGTTTTGCCTGATTCTTGGTACACTTCAGAAGGTATTAATATTGCTGGATTAGCAGGAGTTATAGCAGGGCATGTAACGTCTGATCTAGTTCTAACAGGTAACGATGATTTAACTAATTCATTAGCCGTATATTATTTTGATGGTAGTTTAATTGTTGATGATGATGTTAAACTAACAGTTACTAATAATGTGCAACTTCGTGTAAGAGATTTTATAGTTGTAGACGGTACATTAACTGGAAAAGGTCAAGGTATTGCTGGTAAGGCTGCTGCTACTACATGGGATAGCTTCACTGGGGTAGAAGGGTATATAGGTTCAACAAGTTCACAAGCAAGTTATACTCTCCATCATTCTAATAACTATGTAAATACATTATCTTTTACTTTGCCAGCAATTGGACAAGTTAGCTCTATTCCTGAATATAATATTTTTTATAATATAGAAACTGAAAAATTAGAGGGACTACCAACAGATTTAAGAAGTAGCTCAGGTGGTTGTGGTGGGCAAATAGTACAAAGTGCAGTTAGTAAAGCATTAGGTGGTAAAGGTGGTGATGGTTCTGCTGGGTTAGCTATAATATGTCGTGGAATTACTACAGGTGCTAATGGGTTAATAGACCAAAGTGGTATAGATGGTGAACTAGGTGAAGTCTATGCTAAAGGTGGTTCTAATCATCATGCCGGTACTGGTGCTGGTTCTGCACCTTCTGGTTTACTTGTTCTACTTGATGGTTCAAGTGCTACATACACGGCAGATTTTAAAGCAGAACAAGGTAGGACTGAAGCTATAGGGGAAGCCATAGCACCAATTAGATTAGGTTGGCAGTCTTATGAAAGTGGAAAAGAATATTCTAGTGCATCTTTAGGCATAGATAATGGGGATCGTTCACAGTCTAGTTTAAGAGTTCAGTATATACCTAAATTAGTTGATGCTGTTATAGATGTTCCTGAGGTAGCTGAAGATGCTTTAAGTTTATCTATAGTAGAATATAAAGATACTCCGCATAGTGCAGCTGGTAATTTATCTTCTTTAGAAGTAACAGTTAATCCACCTTCTGATGCTAATTATGATTATTCAAATATTTATTATAAAGTCGACACTCAAGATGTTTGGACTTTTGCCGGTGTAGCTAATGATGAACGTGTTATAAGTGTTGCGAGTGATGGACTAACTTATGATATTAAAGCACACTCTGTTTCTATATGGGGCGTAGAGAGTAACTCAAGTGTTATAGGTCAGATAACAACAACCGATGTAACAACACCAGAATTAAACACTGATATTGCTGTTATAGAAACTTTAGTTGTTCCTGATGTTACTGGTTTAGAAATATTTGAAGGCGGCAACATTTAAGAGATTACAGGCAAAGATGCTAAGTTCACATGGCGTAAAAGTTCTATAAATGATAGTTATTTTATAGGTTCT